GTATGGCGTTATAAAGAAAAGAATGGTGTAGAAGATTTGAAAAAAGCTAAGGTTTACTTAGACAAGCTTATAGCCGAGATGGGGAACAAATGAGACTAATTAAATGCACTACAAGTTTTTTAGTTGGGTTTTATATTTCTTTTGTGCTAACGCTTTCTATAGTTGGCTGGATTATAGCCACTGAGTTTGTATCAAAGACTAGTTTAAAAACAAATATTGTTTATATTGATGGGAGGGTGTACGATGTTAAAGAGCGCAAGTGAGATAGAAGGTATTTACTATTCTACAAAAACTGGAAGAGTTTTTGAAACTGTGCGAGATGGGCATGGTTTTGTTATCATTAGATATTGCGATAACGAATATCCGGAGTTTGGACCGTGTGTAACAGAGGGTACTTTTAAAATACAGTACATGTTAGATGTATATGAAGACGTAATTAATTATTGTCACGAAGGTATCTAGTGTCTGCTATAGCATTTCTAATTTGTATTCTATGTTTGGTTTATGTTTACGCTAAGCAAATTGTAAAACATAAAGAAACCATAGACTCTTACAAAAAGCAATTAGAGGCTTATAAAAAGCTTGTGCCAGATTACGGCTCAATTATCCCCATGGCTCATTTCCGAGAGATTGTTGGGGAAAAAGAAGCTAAGATACACCATCTTAAAGAAGACTATTCCAAGATTGAAAAAGAGCTTTCTGAGCTTAAATCTCAGCAACAAAGTAAAAGCGTGAGACTTGGATTAATTTCTGAGAATGTTCTTCCATTTCATGAAGATTTTAAGTACAATGTAAAAGATCTCGTGCCGATGTTTCGACCAATCGATTACGTCGTTTTTTCAGAGGATGAGATTGTGTTTCTTGAGATAAAGGTTGGGACGAGCCAGCTTTCAGAGAAACAAAGAAATATACGTTCTTTAATCCAACAAGGTAAAGTTAGGTTTGAGGAGCATAGAATTAACGAAAATGGTTATTCCGTAAAGGAGAGTCATGGGAAGGAATCGCAAGGCTAACCTAGAGTTTGAGTACGCACTTGAAAGACAAGTTAAGGAATTAAAAGAGGAAAATGCTAAATTAAAAAAGTTGTTGCGAGAAAAGGAAAAAACTGGTAAAGTTGAGAAAGTTGAGACTCCCAAGATTAAGAAGTCTGTTGAAAAGGAATGTCCTAGTTGTGGGGCTAAAGTTAAAGTGTCTCTATTACCAATGGGATCATTAGAATTATGCGGTGCTGCTTGTGGGTACAGAGCTGTTATAAAAAATAAAAAGGAAGACTGATGAAAAAAGATATGGGAATAAAAGTTAAGTTGGATCAAATCATAAATAGCGAAGCTTTAGACGCTTCTAGTAGAGAGTGGGTAACAGCTAAAAAAGCAACCATACTAGCTAACAACCAAGGAACTTTGATCGAAGCAGAGGAAGGCGGCTTGTATTTAATTCCAGTTGGACTTTGGTTTAGAAGTAGTCTTTATAATAAAGGTCTATCTCAGGTTGATGATTTTAATAGACTGCAAGATCTTGGTCTTACTGCCATAAAAGATAAATTAGTTAGACATCAAGAAAAACAGGAAAAGAAAGAAGCTCCTGTTAAGGAAGTGGGTAATAAAAATGGACAAGAGATTCGAAGCCAAAATAATGTCAGCACTAAGAAAGCTGACAAAACAGTGGCCCCCAATATTGAAAGCGAAAAAAAAGACTAAGATAGGCCCTGAATTACATCAGTGTCCTTTGTGTGATCAGATCATTTACACGGGAAAAAGATCGATTGAGCTTATTCAAATAGAGCATCCTACTGCCATTGCTGGTAGAATGGACGCTGATCATATACAGCCAGTTGTAGCGGTCGAAGACTCTGGAAAAGAAAAAGACTGGAACAAAATAATCTCCAGAATGTTTTGCGAAGAGGATAATGTCCAGAATATTTGTTGGATTTGCCACAAGAGCAAGAGCTTAGAAGAACGTGTTGACAGGGTAAAGGCTAGGAAGGAGAATAAGAAATGACTGACGAAAAGCTCATTCGTGACAAGATTGCTGACTTTGTATTGAAGGAACGAGGCGAAACTTTAAACACTAGAATTGCGTCTCAGGAAGAATTGCTTGGGTTTATAAAAAACAAAGTGTTGGAAGAAGCGAACGAAGTTGTAGAAGCAAAGAACGTAGAAGAGTTGGCTGAAGAAATCGGAGATCTTTTAGAGGTTATAAAGGCGTTAGCTATCAACCAAGATATAGTTGACTTAGTATTCTCAAAAAGGGAAGCTAAGTTCTTAGAAAGAGGTGGATTTGAGAACGGAGTTATTTTAGTAGGAGGTTGTAAGAAATAAATATTGTTTTTTCTTACATGCTATGATATAACTTAGACACAAACAATTACGTTTGTTTTTTTATTATTGGAGAATTCATGATTAAGTATTTGTTAGTATTGGCGTTGCTCTGCAATATTGCTAATGCCGCACCTGTAAACATTACACTGACAGAAAACAATTCTGTTATATTTAACGATCAAGTAACTTCAGAGCTTGTGTCTAAGAAGACTTTAGAGATCATGTCCAAGTCTTTAAAAGCATCTCCTATCTATTTAGTTCTAGATACTCCCGGAGGTTCAGTAACAGCTGGCTTGCGATTTGTAGACTCAATTAAAAGTTTAGGAATTCCTGTCCACACTATCACAATCTTTGCTGCTTCCATGGGATATCAGTTTGTTCAAGAGCTGGGAACTCGGTACATTATTCCTTCTGGGACTTTGATGAGTCATCGTGGTTTCTTAAGCGGAGTGTCCGGACAAGTTCCCGGAGAGCTAAATTCTAGAGTGAATCATATCCAGTCAATCCTGTCTGGAATGTCAGAACGAGCCTCTAAGAGAGTTGGAATGACCAAAGAAGCTTATGACGCTGCTATTGTGAATGAGCTGTGGCTTAATGGTAATGAAGCTGTAGACAAGAAACACGCAGATGCTTTGGCTAACGTGAAGTGTGCTGATAATCTCCTGAGAGAAACTTACGAACAAGATGTTAGAACTCCGTTTGGTATAGCAACTTTACAATTTTCTAAGTGTCCTTTAATCTCAGCTCCGCTAAGTTTTAAGTTTAACAGAAGTGTAAAGCCTGAGGAGATCGAAAAAATTAAAAGAGCTGTAGAATTAAAAAGAAAGAATTTGAATTTAATTTTTTAAGGTGCTATAATGGAAAAGTCTATAGAGGAATTGTTAAAGCTAGTTCAGGAAAAGTCAACTTCTAAAGTAAAGGCTAAGTCTGAAAATAGAGATGTTCTTGATTTTATTAACGAATTGGAAATTCAATCAGGAACACAAGCAATACCAAACTATTTGATTTTTTATATTTACAGATCAATCTGGAGAGTGGATCAGCCAAAAAGAAAAGCAAAGAAGATAACTTTCTTTCAGACTTTTGGTAAACACTTTCCAGATTATCGAAGAAATAACCAGAGATATTACATGCTTAAAGAAGGTCTATTTGAAGTTAACGAGGAGTTGCTAAAAGCTGCAAAACAATATGACAAACAACATTGGAAAAGTAAAAAAGCACAAAAGAAAGTTTCAGAACTTGAGTAAGAAAGGAGCCAGATTACATAGGCAAGATTTTATAGAATCTGAGTATGTAAATGGAGTTTTTAACTTAGACGGGGAGCGTGTAATACGCCCTTTAAACGCAGAAGAAAAAGAATTTCTAGATTCCTATTATAAAGAGTTTGTACATTCTACTTTTGTCACAGATTCTGAGTCTAATCATCTCTTTAAAATAGCTAAACGAATGACAAAAAATCCTGAGAATGTTAAGTTTTTTAACGAGAATGGATTCTTTCCTGAAGATGTCGAAGCCGCAATTGTTAAGTTTAATGAAAAAAGTAAGGCTCTGGGAAATCTGGCATATAGCTTTTGGGACCAAAGAGAGATAAACTCTGACGACTATAAAAGACGTTACGACATCCAGAATAACTGCACCAAGGGAATTACGGTTGAGTCTTTTGAAGAAATCCAGTACGTATCTAATTCTGATGAAATAACAAATACTACAATTGAAGATCTCATTACAGAAAGCGAGGAGTGATGCATTTTAAAGTCAAAAAAGACCAAGAAACTAATCAGTTCTATATAGACTGGGAAGATTTAAAAGACATGTTTGATTCTCCAGATTTGGTAAACTCTTATAAATTGGAGTGGCTGGAGGACGGATCTGTAGCTATGGAGTTTTTTGACATTGACGGCAATAAGGTATTGGTTAGAGATGAAAAGAAGTGAGATGATAGCTATTCTTGAGAATATTATTAATTCTAAACTCTATCAAGACTACCTATTTGAGGAAGATGATTTAAAAGATGTATTGGATGCTGTAGAAAAAGCTGGCATGTTGCCCCCAACTGTAAGACTCCCTGCTTTCGGAGTTAATGATAATGCTTGGGAGCCTGAAGATGAATAATGCTAATCTACCTCCTATTCGAGTATATGTCTGGGACTATTTCCTTTTTGACTGCGACTCCAACAAAGAAGGGAAGACTGGTGGACATTTAGTGTCTGTGCGAGCAAGACAGAATCAAGCCCTTCAGTTTAGTGTTATATTGGACACAGGTGCGCTTTTCACAGGACTTCCTGCACATGCTATTACGTTTCGAGAAGACGTTATTAATGGCAAATTACAGCTTCCTGACGCTCAGATGTGGGACTGCATCAGTGATGACATTGATGTGTTTTGCATGGAAAGTCTGAGGTATGCTGAATGTGAAGTTCGCCCCACTATGATAAATGCAAAATTAGGTACTTATCTATTCACCATTGATTTTGTCGGAGAAGGATACTCCAGACATCCTACCCATTGGAAACAGCTTCATGCCGTTCAGACACTGGACGGATACTTCATGCTATACCCCCAATACAGAATATTGTTCTTAGACAAAGCATTATATGAAGCAAGTGAACTTCCAAAATACAAAGCCAATACAAAGCACTGGATTGTCGGGTCATGAAAGACATGACTTGGGGAACTTTTATATCTTGCATGTTTTTATCCTTCATGATAGGATTCTTAGCGTGTCACAAGCTATACGCTGGGCTGGAGGAAAAGCATGGTTTCACTGATATACGGGGGAATAACTCATCACTACATGGCTCCAAGCCTTAATTACTGCAACACTATAAATAATGTTGGCACAATACATAACGAATACGTAATTGCTATGGCTGGAAATAAAGATTTCAAGCTAGGTATTTTAAAGGGCAAAGATTCAGCCTGTGGCAATATTGTAGGACCAGTCTCAAGCTTCAGGCTTGATGACAACGTTGATTTTATGCTTGGTGGGTACAACGCTAATTTAAAAACTTTCGAGAAGAGAGGAATGATACCCCCTCATTTCAATGGAATAACTCCAGTTGTTGGATTTAACTTCAAACTTCCTTTAGTTAAAACTGAGTCGTTTGAAATGAACTTGAACAACTTAGTATCAATTGGAATAATAACTCATGCTGTAAGTGTGGATTTTTAAAGGAATTATTGTAATGTATATTTTAATCGTTATGCTACTTTCTGGACCAACTCCAGTAGAGCTTGAAACTCAAGAATTTGAATCGATGGTTAATTGCATGCAAGCCATTGAAAAGCTTGTTGGGATGGAGAGTAAGACTGTGAAGGTTAGGGCGTTTTGTTCTAAAAAATAAGCTTTACTGCGCCCATAATAAACATAGCTATAGAAGCTATTGCGCCAATAACTTTAAGAGTTGCGTCCATAACAGCAACGTGCTTTTTAACTGGAACCATCTCTTGGCGAATTAAGTCTAAATTTTCTTCGGCTAGTGTTGTGCGGTAAATGTGGTGTTCTAAGTCCTTGGCTTGCTTGGCAAGAGTTACGTCAATACTGGAAAGTTTCTCGTCAACTTTGTCTAGCTTTTCTTCAATTTTTTCCAGCTTCTCTTTCATAGCTATTCCTCTTCGCCTTTAATTTTTCTTACCAACTCTCTGAATGCTGGTTGTTGGTTTAGCCCAAATAATACGGCTTCTTTTTGAGAAGCTGGTGCGTCTACGATTTGATTTAAAACTCGGCTATATTCTTGAGATGCTTTGTCTGGGGAAGCTTGCATAGTTTTTGTAATAGAAGATATCTCGGATGGATTATCAGCTTTTAAAGTTCCTTTATATACTAAAACTTGTTTTTCTTTTGGAATAGTTTCTCCACGCTCCATTCTTCTTAATGCTTCGGATGAGAAGTCTATATTAGTAGGTTCTTGATACGCTTCTTTAAATGGTTTAACGTAAGCTTCTCCAGCCGCCTTTACTGCTGGAACAACACCCTTTTCTAATTCTTTTTTACCAGCAATGTAAGCACCTGTAACATCTGTAAACGGTATAGGATTTATAACTTCTCCCGCTGTTACTCCGTACTTTTCTAATCCCTCTAATCCCGCTTCTTCTACTCCCTTAAAAGCCATCCCAGCTGATGCCAAGGCTCCTATAGGTCCAAGAAATTTTGCTGCCTTTCCTGCTGCTTTAAAAGCTTTTGATCCTTTAGCTAAGGATACAGCTTCTTGTACTTTTGTACCAGTAGGAAGTGCCCCTGCTCCAGAGTAACCTGCTACAGATCCCGGAATTCCTCCTAAAGCCCCTCCACCGGAGGCTCCTAAAGCTCTTTTACCACTTGAAATAAGTGGTAAATCTCTTGCTTCTTCTACTGTTTTTTTAATAGTGGAAAAAGGTAATTCTGTTTGAAATCTATCAATTTGAGCAGGATTTATTCCACTCTGTAAAGGGACATTCAATTCTAATTGAAGTTCTTGTGCTTGATTGATATACCTATTTAATCTAGCTATTTCTTTTTGGTTTGCAGTTTTATAGATATTTTCTATTTTTTTAGGATTTGTAATTTTAATATTTCCTTCAGTATCTAGCCCTAATCCAAACTCTCTCATACCTTTTTCAAGTTGTATGGCCTTTTGAGACTGAGATTGTCCTTTTTTATATCCTTCAGCCCCTTCTAATTCTTTTAAGTATTCTGAAACATTTCTAGCAATTTCTTGTTTAAATTTTTCAGTTTCACTGGGAGCTACTTTATAACTTAAGTCATCTTGTAAGCTCCTAACGTAATTTGCAACATTTTCCGGAGTTATTGATCCTGTTTTTAAAAAATCAATCTCTTCTTTTAAAACTGATCCTAATGATTTTTGAATTTTTTTATTCTGTAAATCAGGTCTAGTTTGTAAAAGTTCTCCCGGAATATTCGTAACTTCTTCAAATTGCTTCAAATCTGGTGATATTGTTTCAGTAGGAAATCTTGAAGCTTCTGGCATAGTTTTTGTTAACTCAGAATTAACTTTATTGAGTTTTTCAGATAAAGAATTAATTTCTTTATTTCTTTCTATAGATTCAATTCCTGTTTCCTGAATAATTCCAAGTTTATTTTCTAATGCTTCTTTTTCTTTTAATAAATTTTCAAAATCTAATGCTTTTTTACTAGGTATTTTTTTTGCTTGTGGCATTTCTTCTGGAGAAAGTTCCATAATTGGACCTTTAGTGATATTACCTAATCTAGGAATAATATCCTGTCCACTAACAGGTGCAAGTCCTTTTAAACTTTCAACACCTCTTCTTCTAGCTTCAAAACCAGCTTGTCTTGTTTGCTGACCTAGTTCTTGAAATTGGTCTAAAAGATCTGAAAAAGATCTAGCTTTTCTATAATCTTCTGGAGCTTGAGATATCATTTCCATTTCTTGCGGAGTTAGCTTTCCTATCTTTTCAAGTCCATACTGTCCAGCACCAACAACTCCTCTACGTGTTAATTCAGTAGCTAATCCTCCAGTGATTGCAGCAGCTTTCCCTTTCATTTGGTTAGCAAGAGCTTGCTCTGCAGGATTTAATTTACTTACACTAGATTCCAATGATGGGGATTCAATTGGTAATTCTTCCCAGTCGTTAACTGATTGCGTTTCAATTGGTAATTCTTCCCAGTCGTTAACTTCTTGTACTTTTTTATTTTTGCTTTCCATCTACCATTTCCTCAGTTCCATCAGAATAAATAATTCTTGTTTTTTTAAGTGATGGACTATATGCCCTTGAAACTACTTGCTTAGTTGATTTTTCTGACTTTTTAGTTTCTTGATCTTTTGTAGGTTCCATTTTTAAAGCAGGAGTTCCTAGTAATCCATTAATAGTAGCATCATCTAATTCTGGATGTGCTATTTTCATTCTACTAGCAGCGTTGGAGTATACCGATGTTAAATTACTTCTTAAATTATTTTTAATTGCTTTAATATTTTTTCTAATACCTTCAATTGCTTCTTTTGGTAACTCTCCTTCTGCACCTCTTGCCCACCAATCTTTTAATTTAGTGCCCCAAGCTTGACCTTGTACATATCTAATAACATCAGTATCTGTTAAAACACCTACTTCTCCCATAGCTCTAGCTAATTGACTTCCTAAAGTAGAAATTGACATCTCATTTCCAGATTCTATTTCATTAAGTAATGGTTCTATGGATTCTAGTGCCATTCCCTGCTCTACTGCTTTTTTAGCTCTCAGATCGTCTTTTAACAATCCTCTAGCAGCATTTAATTGGGCGGTTCTAGTAAGTCTATCTTCTTTTTCAGAAGCAAGATTCGATTTACTTTCTAAAGCTTTTAATTCTTTATCAGCTATTTCTCTTCTTAATTTTTCAGCACTCTCAGCTCTTTTTTCTTCAGAGGTCAGTTTCTTCTCTGCTCTTTCGCCCTTAGCTAACTCTCCATACTGCTTCATCATTGCTTCTCTTCTTGCTGCAATATCACTTTGGATTTCTGGAGCTGTTGCAAACATGTCAGCAACTTTGCCTAATCCAGCACCTTGCTGAACTTGAACTCCCGGAGCTTTAACATTCATTTGGCTTTGTGCATTTAGGTAAGTAGCTAACGCATCTCCCAAAGCTCCGCCAACTTTTAGCATTCTATCACTTCTTCTAGCCTCTGCCAAGTCTTCTTGGCTTTTTCCCAATAACTTATTGTACTCAGCAATTAAAGCTTCAGATTTTGACATTGGAGCTGCTTGAGGCTGAGAAGGCTCTGCTTCTGCCATCATTGGAACTTGAGCTTGCTGTTGCATTTCTGGCTGTGGAGTTTCGCTTGGAATCATTGGAGGTTCTATTTCAGGCTGAGCTGGAGGAATCATCAAACGATCTTGCTGAGATTGATCCATCGAACTCATCATTGGTTCTTCTTCTTGAGGTTTAATAAGATCTGCTAAAGATTTATATGTCATAATTGTTCCTTAACCTACGTTACCGTATGGATCTTTTCCGGGTTGCCAGTTTACAGCATAATTTGTGCTTGGTTTAGGAGCTGCTGCTGCCCCAACTTGACCACCAACTGCCGCTCCAGCTGGACCTCCGACCATAGCTCCCGCTGCTGTTCCTGCTAATTGAAACAATCCGCTGGTCATAGCTTGCTGAGCTTGTTGAGCTGCCGCTGCTTGTTGTCCGTATAAATTAGCTAGATTAGTTTGTTGTCCAGTAACTCCAGTAGCTTTAGCCATTTGATTTTGGAATTGCTGCTGAAGTAATGCTTTATTGTACATTTCCTGTTGATTTCTTGTAGCAGCTTGCTGATTAGCTATTGTTTGTTTAGCAGCTAAATTCTGAGCTTGTACTCCCATCCTCTGCTGTGTATTGAATTGTGCTATTGCGTCAGCTGCGCTTGCTTTTTGTCCTGCAAGCCCCAGTTGTTGTTGTTGCATTCCAGAAGCTAAATTAGCTTGTTGCCCTAACGCTGCCATTCTAGCCTGTTGAGCTTGAGCTGCAGATTGCAGAGCAACATTTCTTGCTGATTGTCCAGTTCCTTGAACTGCTTGAGATTGTAACGCAAGTCTTTGTCCTTGACCTAATGTTGGATCTTCTTTAAGCTGTTGCAAGCGAGCTTGCTCAGCTCCAGCTGCTCTTGCCAAACCTTCTTCTAAGTTTAATCTAGTTTGAGCGTCTAGTCCACCAGCTTCTGCTACACCTGTGATATTCTCCAATGCTGCCATTTGTGCGGCTTGGAGTCTCGGGTCCATTGAGATTTCCTCAAAACGGGATGGCCCTAAAGCTTCCGCTTCAAGCATTCCTACTAATTCTGGAGATTGTAGTGCAATTCTTTGAGCCTCTATAGTTGGAATACCAATAGATTCGAGACGAGCAACATTCTGTTCCATGAGTCTTGTTGCCTTCCTCATTTCACTCTTCCCAGCATCTCCTCCACCAAATAAAGCCGCCATTATATACTCCTACTAAAGATTATCATTTGTTCATCCTCGTATGTTTTTTCCATGCCATAAAGTCTGCATATATGAGTAGTTCTTTGTTGAATAAACTCATTAGTCATTTTATTTATTTGAGCAGACATATTGTTACACTTATGATTGTGTGCTATTTTTTTAATTTTATCAAGCAGTTCAACTGATTTATTTTTACCTCTTGATTTTTTATCAATGTACATATTAATTACTTTTAAACAAAATATGTTTCCTGCTTTTTGAATTTCATAAGTAACGAAACTATCCTCATCTTCCAATGTTTCAAATCCGAGTATTTCTTGGACAAATTCGGCATACATACTTCTCATCTCTATCCCTTCCTACTTAATAGATCCATCAAAGCCTTTTGTCTGGCTAAGGAGGTTTGAGATTCATCTAAAGCAGCCCTATTATAAAAACCTTCATTTTCTAGCGTTGATTGAAAATTAGTTATCAAATTTCTTTTTGCTTGTTCCGCTGCTGTTTTAATATTTTTAGATGGATTTCCTCCTCCTCCAAAAATTGAAGTTCCTAAGGCTGTATCTATACCACTCATAATTGCTCCGGGCATATCCAGTCCTAAGCCTCTTAGTCCGGCTGTAATCCCTAAAGTTCCATAATCAGCTGCGGCATACCCGCCTTTTCTTGCTAATGTAGAATCGCTGTCGGTATATGGGTCTAATGTTTTATTAAAATCTACAGTTGGTTTTATGTTTTGAGTAATGTCATCAATTATTGTATTTTTATCTACATCAAGATCGCTAGTATACGGAGTTCTAGATAAGTCTGGAGCTTGATACTTTGGAAGCTCTGATTCAAAATCATATCCTAATCTATTTAGAGCATCCTTTAAGTTAGCCTGTGTAGATACTCTATATTTCTTTCCAGTTACCTTGTCTTTCTTCATTCCTTCGCCAGTAACTGTCTTACCTCCAGCATATTCTCTAAAATCTTTCTCTGCTTTATTTAAAGACTCTCTTATAGCTTTTGTATCTAAAGAACTCATTAAGTCTTGTGTTCCAGCTTTTTCAAGATCTGTATACTGTAGCACTTTACCCAATTGACTAGACCTATCTAGTCCTGCCAATTGCGCTAATGCTAATTGGCGACTAAGTTCATCTTTTGTTATAATATTTTCTCTTCTAGCTTCTACATTTCCAATTAAGTCTTGACCGACATTATAGAGTCCTTCTCCTGAACTAATGCCGAGAGTTGCCATCTCTTCTGGAGAAAGTCTCAGCTGTTTCATGTCCATGTTTCTAAGACCTTGAAGTTGAGTTCCAAAGTCTTTATAAGAAGCGAATTCACCCTGTAAAGTTTTTAAACTTTCAGAGAGTTTATTTATATTATCTTTAGCCTTAGATTGCTCCCTAGGATTTTTCTTACGCATACTTCTTTGGATATCGTCAATCTTTTTTTGAATCTGGGAAATCTGCCCCGGAAGTTCATCGAATCTTTTGCCACTTAACCCAGTAGATTCTTCTAATTTTTTAATTCCTTCTGCTTGTATTTGTTTATTGGTTTCTGCAGAAGTTCTTATAGTGTTCTTAAAGTATTCTGGAAGTCTATCCCACTCAGTCATATAAACTGGCTTACCTTCGGCATCAACCATTGGCTTGCCTTGAGCATCTAACTTTTGAAGTTTCTTGGGTTGTCCAGATTCATCTAGAACAACATTTCCTTGAGCATCTTTCTCTATTGCCGGAGTTTTAATCATGTCGTCAATGCGTTTTTCTGTAGCCTGTTCTTCCGCTGTTCTGCCTTCAGTGAAAGCAGTTCTTGCTCCGGACGCAATTTGTTGAATTGCTTGCGCTCTTTGAGCCGCTGTGTTTGCTGATAAGTTCTGCTCTGCTTGCAAGGCTTCTTGAGCTTTCAAAGCTGGCTGAGCTTGTTGTTGAAGCTGTTTAACTCCTTGCTCAGAAGCATTAAGAAGCAAAGCGTCTAACTTAGAAAGACCTCTGCCGTAGTCTCTGGTTCTTCCAAAAACATCCTTTAGTAACTGCTCTCTTCCCATAGCTGTCTGTGTCAACTGTGCTGCTTGTTGCGCAGTTCTAGCCTTTTGGGCTGCTTGCTCATAAAGACCAGCTTGTTGCAAAGATTCTGGACCTTGGTATTGTGCGTTAATAATTTCAGCAAAACGCTGTTGTTGTTCTGGAGAAAAATATTGTTGAGGTTGTGCTGGGGCTTGTGGCTGAGCTGGTTGCGCTGGCTGTGCTGGCTGCTCTCCCTCTACTGGCTGAGCTGGAGCCTGAGCAGCTTGTGGAGCTGGTTGTTCGGGAGCTTGGTAAGTTGTTCCTCTAGCAGTTCCAACAATGTCTTTAGCTTCTTGTCCAGCAGTTTCCATTCCCTTTAAGCTTCCTGCTTGCATTCTCGTTTCAAACGCTTTCTGGGCTTGCTGAAGCCCTTTCTGAGCACCAGCTCCAAGTCTTTGAACCTGCTGAGTTGCGGCCTGAGCCACTCTCTGCTGGCCTCCGCCTTGAGCTGCTTGAAGATAAGTTTTAAGATTGGCAAAAGTTCCCGTGCCAGCTTTTTGCTGCTTGGGGGCGGCTGGTGTTTGAGCAGGGGCTTGAGGAGCCGATCCGCCTATCATGGAAGGGGTTGAACTTCCTTCTTGTGCTTGTTGAGGTTGAGGTTGAGAAGGCTGTTGACCCGGTTGAGCCATGCCTTGTCCAAGCACTTGACTCGTGCCTTGACCTTTTTGTTCTTCCTCGTCTTTAACAATTGCCATAGGTATTTTTCCTCTGTAATATAAGGGTGTTATATGGCGTTTTTCAACTCAACCCAAAATCAATTAGTTACAAGTTTGCTTTTTTTAATAACTTAGTGTAAACTACTTATACAAGGTAACTCCATACGCCATGAAATGAGGGGCAATTTGGACTATCTTTCTACTGACATTCCTCGTCTTTTCTCAGGAGGGTATTAAGTTACTGGGTAGGAAAAGCATGGATGCGCAGAGAGCTGGGTAAATAAACCAGCCACACGCAGAAAAATCTTCGCTAAGGCCAACTTAGGAAGTAGAGAATTCAACGTGTTAGTAGAACGTGCTGAACTTGGTAATTCAGCTTAGGCAACTCCCATGCATCTGAGTTTTGCTGACAAATAGATGTATTCTAAGCTCTTACTATGTCTAAAAGCGAGACTCTAAAAAAGTCGAGCGTTACTTAATAAGTTCCAGAGTCAATCTATATTTGTTGCCAGCTACAAAGCCAACCCCATAATTTATCTTAATGACCCCATTACCTTGCAAACTCCAATCAATGTATGGAATCTGAGTTATTCTGGTTGCAGGGCTAGTTACATTCTGAACCTTCCCAACATGCAGCATAGAAACATAAGAAAGTCTTGAGCTGATAGAAGAATTCCCAACTGGTTTTCCTGTTGAGTCAAATGAAATTTCAAGGCTAATCATGGCACGAGCTAGATTTTCAAAATCCAATTGACCGTTTACTACCTGATATATTTCATCAGCAAACTCATTGTATGACCCAGCTACGGTTTCCACAATGTCAACGGGAGTGGCTTTAGTGTCCACATCCTCTGGAATAATTCTTCTAATGTCGCTAAGCTTTGGCATTAGCGATATCCTCTGGTAGAAACTTCTCTTGGCTCTAAAGAAACTCCAATGAGTTTCCACTCTTCTCTGGCATTCTTGTGACTAAACTGGACATGCAAGTATCTGCATCTAGCTTTGTCGATTGGGACAAGAGTTCTGACTGGAACTTCGTTCCCGCCTCCGCCAAACACAGCGTTTGCCCAGCTGTATCCGTCCCAGTATCCCGGACCTCTTCCAGAAAATTCTATCGACTTAAAGTCAAAAGATCTGTCTGAAGCGTAGGCCATTGTTCCACCCCAGAAGTTATTCTGGTCGAAAATAAAAGTTCCCTCAGAGACTTGCTTAGTTGACTCTGGTTTTCCAAAATGTTGAGGAGCGTACTGAACCAAGCATTTAATTGCTTTGAACAGACTAACATCCCCTTGCACAAATTTAGTCATAAAGTTTACTGTGATAGTGTTGGTTTTAGAATTCACAGCTGTTATAAGAGTTTCGTAAGTTAAAACATCAGTAACTGTTTTATAATTCTTAAACCCAGTAGAAGCAGCAGGGCTGTTAAGATAGTTTACAATTGCGTTAAAGTCATCTCTGATAACCGTTGCTGAGTTTGAGTTAGAGCTTGTTGGAACCATAACTCCCTCTCCCTGAAGCTTAGTAGAAAGCTGCAACAGTTTAGTTGCAAAACTATCCCCTGTTGTAGCCTTTAGTGAGATGTAATCGCTTGACGGGAGAAAATCCCTGTCAAGCTTTTTTAAAAGTCTGTTGAACTTGTTAATGTCTAGGTATTGAACTTGAGTTATGACATCACCCGGCTCAAGCTCTGTAACAGAGGATAATATTATAGTAGATTCGCTAATAGCTGAAGACCCTATAATTCTTATAATTTCTCTGTCTGCGTAGTCCTGTCTTTCAAAGTTTTTTCTTTCCTTAACTACATAAGGTCTTCCTGACGCATCACCTAAGTAAATCTTGTCATCACTTGGATTAACAACTCCACAATTGGCTGGTTTTGTCCAGCGAGTCCAAGTTCTTGTAAATGTGTTGTATCTAAAAGCTTGGGTGGCGAAGGTGTCTGTAGTTTTTTCTGGAAGCCAGATTAAATAGCATCTATCAGATTCCGAGGACATACCCCAGCTCATTAGCTTGTAATTAAACTTAGCGTTGGCAACTTCCTGTATCTTGTTTTCTATGTTTCTTGAGATGATTCCAACTCCAGTTTCTGACACAGTGGCAACACCTTGGCTGGTAAGCACATAAATGAGGTTATTGAGGTTTGTGGCCGTGTCTGGAGCAAATGTTAGGGCTGATGAATCGGACAGTCTCACGCTGAAATTTGGAGCAGCTGGGCCTGATATAATGTAAACCCCGTCTTCCTTTAAAACAACTAAACTATCTCTTAAAGCCATAACCCTCTGGATAGGTTTATCCTTCGGGCCAATGTCTATATAGTTAACAAAAGGAACAGCCTCTGGTTGGTTAATCTTAGAGAAATACACTCTGTTTGGATTTGTAGAATTATCAGAAACTACATCGGCTGAAAAAACAATAGCCTGATCAAACGAGGAGTAGTTTACTAAGGTTGAAAAACCTGTTACAGTGAATGAGGTTGGAGTTGGTGCTGTGTTTACAGTTTTTCTTCCAGCTAATATAGGAGCTATAGCCGCTGGCTTTATGTAAGCGTAAATGCTTTGACCAGCACTGAACTCGTGGTTTGTTAAAGTTGTTATGCTATTTGGAGTTGTTACGTTTGTAACTGTTCTCACAACAGGAAGAGAAGGTTCAAACACAGGCGTTGTTGTTGAGTGTCCAAATGCAAGAAATATTGGATCGTCCACAAGAGACTTTGCTTCCAAGAGAATGATTCCCGGAAGGTCAGATGGACCAGACAAGTAAAATGCATTAACTGGAGACAAGGAGTCTTTGTTTATAACTCTTTCCAGCGATCTTGCAGTGTCTTCAACAGACAAACTTTGAGAAGCAAGTCCTGAAAGAAGAACTTCGTTAGCCGCAGCATTCTCTCCAAGACCTTGCTGAAAAACAGTTGGAGTAATCCATCCAGAAGCTGGAGAGGATTGAACTGCCGGACTAGCATCGCCGTTGTCTTGATAGGTAATACGTATTACACCAGATCCTAAGTCTGTGGCTTCAAAATCTGGAACATCAAAGAATGCCCCAATAAAAGCGTCAACAGATCCTTGTACTGTATTGTCATACCCTTCCAGAGCAACTCTGAGAAGAATTGAGGAATCGTTAGTTGGAGCTTCAGAAGTGTGAATTAAGTTAGCCGTTCCTGCCGCTGCCGACAGGTCAAATACAGAGCCGCCTATGGTTGTTTTTAATTGAAATATGTTATCGCTTACTCGAATTACGTAGTAAGTTCCAGCTGTCAATCCAGCGGGTAAACTTGCTCCAGAGATAGTGATCTCGTCGTCAGTATTTAGTCCGTGATCTGTTATAGTGATTTGATCAGTTCCAGCGTTTACAGCCGCTTCAGTAAAGCTTAGGTCTATGGTTCCTTTGTCGAACCAGACACGGTATTTAACTTTATCCTGAGCTGACATAACATCAAAATAAGATCCGCCTGTAGTTTCAGCTTGTTTCTTAGCGGTGAAATCAACTATTTCATTTCTTCCAACAAAAGTGTAAGATCTGACAGTCTGGGAGTTAGTAATATAAAACTTAGACACTCCAGAAGTAAATTGACTTACCGACAATATGTTGAACTGAATTCTGTGCTTTTCTTTTGTATTAGCGTAGAACGCAGAGTTTTTAAACACCGCAACGTCGTGCGCTATTGGAGGCTGTTCGTTTGAATACAAAGCACCTTCTCCAGTTACTGGGTTGGTGTATAAAAATAACCCGCCCTCTCTGAAGGCTTCTGGAACTATGTCTTCAAATGTTATGCTTGAAGGAATTGGAGATGAGTTTTCTACAACGGGAGACTCGGCTACCTTCTGGAATTCTTCCCCGGGATCTATATCGTTAAGCGTCAAGCCCGTAGCTACTGTTATAGTTGCTGTTCTGTATATCTCGTAGAAATAGTCTCTATCGTTGTTTGTTATGATTTCTGTTGGTACAATAAACGTGATAGAAGTGTTTGCAGGAATTCCAGTGGCTGTTTGTCCGTCAAAAACTTTGGATATTTGTATTAACTCAGCAGTTGGAGGGGTTACAAGAATGTTACCCTTGGAAGCGTCTGTTACGTTTCCTCCGTCAATGTTTGTTACAGTGACTTCAGTGGATGTGGAAACTACTTTAACGTCTGAAATCAAAGATATCGTCTCGGCAATTTTTGCCATGTAGTTAATGTCGGTCTTATTGGCTACTTTGAATATCTCTACTTCTCTCAGATCTCTCCCTACGAGAGCTGTTGCAGTTGGAGCAACGTCAGTTCCAGAGATGTTAAACCAACAAGCGAATTTGTTAGACGGTGTGTCAAAAGTAAAATAATGACTGTTATTAATACCGCTATAAACGTAAGCAGTTCCAGCTATATCCGTTAATGATATTGCTGCACCTCCCGACGTGAGAGATACTCCAAACACGTTAGGGGTTGTTACGTTGACTATGTAGTAGTCTGTATTTTTGTTTAACTCTGGAGCTATGGTTCCATAAAATCTAACCTTAGTTCCAGCAGTAAATCCGTGGTTGGTAATTGTGATTACTGTGGCTGCGACAGCCGTTGTAGAGTCAAATGTGTTATGAATTCCAGCACCAGCAGAAGTCACTGTTATGGTGAACTCCTCTCCAGAACTTATATCTTTTGAAGTATTGGTGAGTACGTACCTAGAACTTGGAACTCCACGAATAATGTTTCCATTGGCATCTTTTTTTGCCCATAGAATTTTGTACCCAACTTTTGATTGAGCGGGTAAGAAACCAGAAGCGGAGGGAATAATTACACCTTCCAATCCTAAAGCTTTTACAGCCCCAGCATTAGTTATGAATCCTGCATTAGTTGTAAAGTCATTCGCCGATTTGGCAGAAATTTTTTTTATCCCTTCGCTTGTGGTGAAGTACAGATTTGAGTTAAGCTCGAAATACTTAATTCTAAGCATTTGAACAAGCTCAGAATATGCGCCTGAAAAATTTAAGAAAGATCCATTCCCATTGGAGTCAAAGCTTAACTTATTACTAAAGTGTCTTAGTATTCGACCTTTGTAGGTCATGAGTTGTTTTATAGTTGAGTCGTCGTCGGTCTTAACTCCAAACTCTGCAAACCCTCTGCGACTCTGAACAATATTGTCAAAGTCTATGACGCAGTTATCCAAAACATCAGCTGCACCATCCGGTTTTGCTAATTCATTTGGCGAAGTCACTAACCCACGGTTAATAGTTAATACAGCCACAGATTACCACCTTCTATTACGTCTTCCTAAAGTGTTAAGTGTGTTAACAAGAGGAGAGTGTCTTGATTTAATTTTTTGTGTTGCGCCTTCCACTCTGTTGTCCAGAAATGTTCCAGCGTCTTGCTCCATTTTAGCAAGCTTTCTTTCAGCCGATTGCTTGTTATTTTCATCTCCCATGGCTTCTAAGCAAGAAACAGCCACTCTTTGAGCGAGTATGGGATGAAGCTCTGTCGGTATATTCGGAACTATAGACTCTTCCATTATGGTAATGTAGTTTCCTGCAATTACGTTTGGTATGTCGGAAGCAACAAAGCTTATGTCTTTAGTGACTTGGTTTATAATATTGAATCTGGCATCGTAGTGAATTATTTTATTTGGAGAAGTGTTTTGAACAAAGTCGAATAAATTGTTCTGCACAAATGCCGTAGGAATTGCGGAAAGCTTGAGTTTTTTGACTTTTAAGGCTGTGTCGAAATTTGCTGTTGGAGATCCGATAACAGTAGTAGTAAATTGAATACTAAAAGTATTTGCATCCACATAAGTAACTTCATGGAAACCATCTATGGAAGGAGTTGTGTTAGAGCCAGTTATTTGAATTAGCTGACCATTCTGGAGTCCGTGACTGGAGCTTCCAACGATTGTCGGTGTCCCAGAGGTTATGGACGTTATAGAGCCTGACTTGGGATTGATTTGGTCAACTTCAGATGTTAACGTTACAGAATTTACAGTCGCACCTTTAGACTCGACAACTAAATAGTTGGGACGCATGTAGAAGTAGACTCTGAGACTGTTTCCGTAGTTCACGTCGAAATTAGAAAGAACAATATCATTATTTTCTAAGTAAAACCCACGGTTATTTATGTACGTGGTTGTGTTAGTAAAGTCTGATACTTCCGACAAGGAGTAGCGGTGCATTTCAAAAATATTACCATTCTCATCCACTAGAGCCACATCTCTTAATTTATTCCCGTGCGCTCTTGAAGGAATCGCATATCTCTTTACATCTTCTTCTAAAGGGATATCCACGTAATAAATGAGGTGTTCTTCGTGCATTCTTTGGATAAGTGTTACTAATCCAATGTTGACTTCTTCAGTAGCCATTCTGAGTAAATCTTCGTCAGTGAAGGTTTCTTGAGAATTAGGTATGAACGCACGGCGTTTAATACTGCGTATCAAATCGCCTGTTTTTAAAATGCTTGACATTTCCTAGCCTTTTAGGCTTTGCCTAGTTCTTTTTTTAGCAATTCAAACATTGCCATTTTTTCTTCATCAGACATTTCAGAAATTTCGTCCATAGCAGACATTTCAGGAGACTCTGATTCTTCTGATTCGCAAGCAGGACAACCCTTGCCTTTGCACATTTTACAAGAAGACTCATCTTCCATTTCTGATTCGCCATTCTGCTCTTTCTTAAGCTTCATTAACTTTTCAGCCATAGAAAGACCTTTTTGAAGACCTTCTGGAGAGTCTGACATAACAGACACTTTCTTTAGTCCTTTCTTTCCCATCATCTCTTTCATTGGAGAGTAGGAGTCGTTTGACATTTCTTTCTTCAATTCGTCCAGCATTGCGGCTCTGGCTTGTGTTTTCTTTTTCATAATCTATAGCTCCTTCTTGCTACGTAATATAAGGGTGTTCCTTATTTGTTCTGTTCTTCTTGGTATAAAGCTCGTAAACCTATTTTAGATTCTTCATCCATATCCACCATAAGTTCTTCTAATTGCTGTTCTGACTCAACCTGAATTCCATTAATTATCATAATAACTCCATAATAAAAACAGAGTCTGTGAGTATTGTTGCAGCAGTTCCATTTGTTTCTGATCTTATTTGAATAGCAACTGTTCCAGCTGTGGTTACATTAAAAACACCATCGCCGACAACGTTAAAAGCAGCGTTAGCTGTGGCAACCGAAGCACTTGTAACGTTAGTGTTGGCCGCAGATTGATTGTATTGAAAAGCTTGAGCCGTACCATTTGCCCCTTGGTCTATGTACCATTTAGCAGCGCAAGTAGTTACTGTAGCACTTACGTTTGACACCCTAATACCAACCCCGGTTTGAGTTGCTCCAGACTGCATTCTTCCAAAGAATGAAAACCTATATAAACCAACTGGTAGAGAATCTGTTATTAGATCTGCGACACTCGCATAATTAACGGTAGAATTTGCATTTGAGGTAAGTGTGCAGTATTTATACCTAACAATAGATCCAATATTACTTCCAGCAGTAATTCTTCCTTTATTATCTACAGTTACTTGAGTGTATGTGCCGGGAGTAACTCCAGTAGTAGTTAAGGCAGCCGTTATTTGATTGTTAACATCTGGATACTGAAAATCAATGTCCGAGCTATCTAATAAAGCATTTCCCACAGCATCTTGCGCTGCTTCATTAAAATCAGAGATAGTGCTGGATAATTGAGTTCCTGTGTGAGTGGAGCGATCTCTTAAGCTTGCAGCAGAAACATCATCCACATTACCAAGCCCAACTTGAGCTTTAGTTACACTATGAGGATTTGCTACACTATTTGCATGATTATCAAAATCCAGCTTCTTTGTGCCTTCTGCTTGTTGTCTTTTTTGTTCAAGCTCTGCTGTAGCATCTACTACTTCTACGGTGTAAGATCCGGGTTGACCCCAAAGATTATTAGCAACTGCGTAGTCAATCCATGCTTGATACTCGTCGTCTTTTTTATACGCCGCCCATCTTACTACGCTGTTTACATAAACATTAACTTTTTTCATTATTCTGCCGACCTAGTTAATACGTTTAACTCTGTTACTAGCAATGAGTTGGCATTTGTTTGATTCGCAATAAAAAGCTCAATAAAATCGTTTTGAGCAAGTTCAACTAATGCTTGACAGTAGAAGTTTTCATTTCTTCCTGTTGCTGAAGTTGTTGCTTGAGACTCAGACTCAGCAATAGTTACACCATTCTTAGCAATACGAACAGTTATTGTTGTGGCGTTTGTTTGCACTGCCTGAGCTGAACAAGAAGCCGTAATCACAAACTCTCTGGTAATTCCGCCTGTATAAGTCAATCGATTATTTGTATGAGAAAACTTTTCGTTCTGAGCACTGGCTGTTGTAGTGCCTTCAATTTTTTCAAAAACAGCCTGTGTTGCAATTGCATTTTGCGTTGCATTGTTAATGAAATACATCTGCCCAACTTCGGCAGTGTTTGAAATACCTTTACAATTTTGAAATAATGATTTATTATCGTCGTGTTGGACACCAGCTACATAAGTAGCTCCTCCACTAAAATTCACCGTAATGAGGATATACGACTCTACTGGGATAATGGCGTTAACGTCTACGTTAATAGCTGTGGCTCCGCCAAAGGCAATAAAAGATGAATAGATAACTCTTATTCTTCTTGTAATGGTTAAAGTAGATGGAAAGTTTAAAATAGTCTGTCCGGCTATTCCACTAAACAAACATTGGTCAAACCCCACAGTTCCCATTGTACCGTCAAAGCTCATATTAGCTGAGCTGAGAAGTGCGCAGTCTGTCATGATAAAATTAGTGTAAGACTTAACTAAACCGACGGTAGCGCAGTTTGTAAAATTTACACCAAACCAGTCAATTGCTTGGTTAGCGTTTCCTGTAGCGTCTAAGTTTATTGCCGTTCCATGAGTAATGGACAAGCTTCTCATTGGAAGTGACCAGTTGGAAGAAATTAGTGCGGTACTTGAACTAAGTCCTGTGGATATCAAAAAGCAGTTCTCAGAAGAACCGCCAATAAGCGTCGTATTTTGAGAACCTACAATCCTGTCTCCAGTTAAGTCAACAGTTGTGGTTATGAAGTAAGTTACGTTAGCAGCAAGAGTTATTACCCCAGAAACTGCCGTTGGAAAGTCTGACTTTGCGTTTACGAATATCATATTCGGAAACGGGGAGTTGTTGTTTAAAGTAGTTATTTGACCTTGAAGATTAGACTCTACTGCAGCAAGTTCAGCGTCAGTAGCCATTTCCCCATCAATGAACTTAGCTTTAATATCTATAGGCATGTAACCTCAAAAAGAGGGGAGGTTTCCCTCCCCCATTAAATTAAGCAAGATACTGGTAACGAATGTAAATGTTGTCCGATGCGTCAAGTTGTGACTGCCCCGGAGAAACAAGATCACCTGCAAACGTAATACGAGTAACACCGCCAACTACTGAAACAGTAAAGTCTTCAGCTTGGTGAATTGCAAGTCTGTCAACGAAAGCGTGAATAGACTCGGCAATAACTTCTTCAGCTAAATCAATGTATCCGTTAGAGATATTAGTAGCTGTTAAGTCAAACTTCTCTCTGCCCCAAGTTGGAGTAAGAGCAGTTTCGAGTGCATCAACTCTTCCTTCAACTTCGTCGATAGCAGCTTGAACATCAATAGCAGCAAGTCCAGAAGCACCATTGCTGAAAGAGATAGCAGAAGCGTCGTGAGCATCAGTAGAATCATTTAAGTGATTCTCGTGAGCTGTTTCAAGGTCTTGTAGAGCAGACTTGATAGTTTGGTTATCTGCAATTGTAGAACCTGTGAAAGAACCAAGATTCGCAGAGTTTTCAGCAACACCAGAAAGAGATATTAAATCATTAGCATTCTGATCAACTTCTTCGTGAGCAGTTTCAAGAGCTTGTAGAGCTTGCTTGATTGTTTGAGAATCTGGAATAGTAGAACCAGTAAATGATCCTAATTCAGTAGAATCAACAGCAACACCGCTAAGCGTTACAAGATTCGCAACATCCCCTTCTACCGCATCCACTTCACCTTGTAATGAAATTAACTTAGACTCAACCGAAGTTGCTTCTGAGTCCATTTGGATGTCGCCAGCAGTAAGAACTACAATGCCGGTTTCACCATTAACAGAATCAACTGCACCAGAAGTGATTTGGATATAAGCTGATCCAGACCATCTGTACTGTTTGTTTGTGTCAATAGCGACGTAAATTTTTCCAGACTCACCAGTTGCAGGAAATGATGCTAAGTCTGCGAACTCAAGAACATCATCAACGTAACTTGGTAAGATTGCTGAAGGAATTAAGTTAGACGAATCTAAAACCTTAATACCTTTTAAGAACACTTCGTTTGACGAAATACTGACGAGATCTACTTCAGTAGCTCCGTCCATCGCACGAACCGCTCCGCCTGATTCAATCAGGAGCTGGTTTTCACCAACCTGATCATTGCCTATAAACTTTTTTCTAATTTGCTGAGCCATATATTTCCCCTCCCAGAGAATTAGTGCTGAATAATCAACACATCGTTAACTTCTAAAAACCCATCTAAACCTTTGCCATTCCACCTTAATTCATTACCAACGACTTCAAAATCTACGCCGTTTATTTGCTCAATCCCTCCAGCTGGTATTAATGTAACCGCACTGGGGATAAAGGGTGTGTTTGACAAAACTACATACTTATTTGCTATATCGGTTGGCGTTAAGGTTATATTTGATATTACAACTCCAACGCCTTGCCCTATTAAAAAACCGCCGTTAGATACTCCATTCCCACCATAAAACACGTTCTGGTCAGTATCATATACAACTTCTCCAATCTGTAATAAAAGACTGGCTCTTTGAAGCGTAGTTATTCTCGGTACTCTAAATACTGCCATCGATAACTCTCAATCCCTGATCTAAAGTAGAGGAGTCATTGTTTCTATCTCCAGTGTCTACCGACAAGTCACTTCCTAAAGCACCTAAATCCAGAGTTCCAGATTCGATGATTTCAGTGCTAGTAACTGTCCAAACGAGATCTACGCTAATCGGATCGAATTTCCAAGACATTAGAACCTCGTTTTCTGAACTGACAGAATAATGTTCTTCTGAGCCGTTGTGTACGTTACTAAAACGGTCTGGATGATAACTCCGTCAAACCGATAGGTGTACAACTCGCTCGTAATCGTTGGAAAAGTTGTTTGCATATTATCCCAAACAATGTCCAACGCAGGTTCATTATGTTCAAACTCTCCCGTAAAAACATTGAACCTGTAACCCTTTAGTAATTGCCCATTATAATAGGGGTCTGCCCCTTGATATTCTATATTCAATTTATTTACAAGTTCTTGAGTTCCAGCAACGTTAGTTAAAACAAAACCAGTGGCAAAATTCTGAGAATTATTAACCACTCCATTATTTGTCGTTACCACTTCCACTACCGAATTATAAGAACTTACAACAAAAAATTCACTAAACAAAGAATTTACTACAAGTCTTATAGCCGTGGCTACAATTGCCGCAGAATCCCCAGTGTTTATAGGAATCTCGATTCCCGTAGATCCAGCTGGAGCAGGGTTAACCCCTAAACCACTCACATTAAACCAGATATGAAATAGCTTATTATCTGGAGCAGACCTGATTAATATGTAGTCAGATTGCAAGGAGTTAGCCACATCTGCTGCACATACTACCGTAGTCTTGTGAGGAGTAAGTCCTCTGTAATAAATCACCTGAGTCGGAAGGGCGTCTGAATTATAAGTCACTCTAAAGTGAGTGTAATACTTATCTGCTATAGACCTAGAATTTGATACACGAATGGATTGTCCATGAAAATCATGAACTTCCTTTACAATCAAACCCGGGTCATACTGCGAATTCTTATTTTCCGACATTAAAATCTCTAATATATAAGGGTGCTTTTCAAAGCTTCTCTAAGCTTGCAAAAACCTTATACGGAAGTAGTTAAAGCCCTGAATTTAATGACACCAGACACAAATCCTGAATAGTTTGGAGATGTATATTGAATCTGCCCAGCATTGGTAATGCTAAACTGAACTCCAGATTCATCCCCAGTGGATTGTAGGCTTATTTCCCAGCTTGATCCTTTTTGTATCCCAGACATCTTAATCTCTTCGAAAAGATCAGAAGTTGCATCAATTTTAATAGAGAGTTGTGCTTCAAAAGACCTGACAATTCCGTTATCAAAAGCAAACCCCGTTATAGAAGTTGCTAAAGGCTCGTTATTTGCCAAAGAAAAGGAACCTTCTGAAATATCTCCTGCGGATTTTAAATTGTACCTAGCGTCACCTCTAGCATCTGTATGGTATTGTAAGTGATCGTCGCTAGATAAGCCAGAAAGTAATCCGTGAGTAGTTGGCTCACCCGCTGGAGTATAAAGCTGAGTTCCTCTAAAATCTACATAATCTCCGCCATTTACTGATCTTACTATAGCTTTTGGCGTGTTGGTATATCCATCTGCTGATTCAAAAACAACGCTACCAACAGCAACAAATTCAGCAAAAGGAAGGCCGGATAAGCTTGTAATTTCAGTGCTGGCAGCAAGTCTCGCCGCAGTCACGTTACCGTAAGTATCAATACCTTGAATTGCAACAATCGGATTTTCTTTATCATTCGTACCAAAAAAGTGAACAAGTACAAATGCGTTATTTGCTACTTCCGTTAATTGCCAAGATCCGCCTGTAAACTGGTTGTATGGAAGTCTACTTGAGGCCCCAGTGTATCCAGCCGTTCCGCTATAAATAACTGGAAAGCTATCTGCAGCTTTCTTTCTCCATAATTGTCCTTGTCTGTATAAAACTGGAATCTGAGACTGAGCCGACATTGTGATGAGAAGATCTTCGTCTCTAATTGATCCAGAGTCTGCTGTGAATTGAGCGTGAGTATCAGAGTTACCACTTCCGTCAACAGTAAATCCTTGCAAAGCAAGACCTGATAGGTATCTCGCACCAAATACAGTATGTAGATAGGAGTGAGTTGCCCCATCCATACTTAACCCATGACGTTCTTCTGCAAAATAAGTATGGCTAGAAGTATCTGAGTTCCAGTATATAACTGATATTAATGCATTGTTCTGAAATAAATCAGAGTTAATTATTTGAGTAGACGACAAGTTCCCTAGGCTGTTAAAATATATGTAGTGGTTTCCGCTTAAGTTGTCTAAAATAATAGTTTCAGAAGCTGATTTAGTAAACTTATCTCCCTGCACGTAAACATCATAAGAAGCTCCTGTTGGAGCAATTGTAAATTCTCTTGTAAGATCAACAAAAGAAGTCGTAGAGCTTGTTCTGTCGATAAAGCCTGTTGGCTCTTTCATTACTTCAAAACGCTCTAGAATGCCCGTTTCTCCGCCACTAACTAAGTTGTCAACATATTCTTTAACAGTGTAATGCTCTGGTAATGTTGGCATTAATGGATTAGTGTCAACTCCATCGAATTGAGTAGCAGACGTACCTGTACTTGTTCCTTCAATAAGAACATAAGAGCTATCAGGTTGCGTGGTTTGAATTGTATAAGCACCTGATCCAAATATAGTTATTGAGTTTACACCTGTCGTATTGTCTGTAAAATCTATTCCAAAGCTTTGAGAGCTTAAGGTTGTTTGGCTAAAAGTATCATTTGCGTAGTCTGTAGTTTGAGCAAGTAAATATGGAGCACCATCTTCAACGCTCAATACCATATTCGCATCTGAAGTGGCAGATGCAATATTTGTTCTGTTTAAAGTAGAAGTAGAGGAAGTTTGATTTAGCTCTTTAGAGTCTGTACCATTATTAGATAATAATAAAATAGAATTAGCATTTAATTCTGTTGTTGTTGGAAAGCCTTGAGTTGTTGTATAGTCTACAACAATGGGAGCGTCCTGCATTGTAAGCTCGCCAGTCATTATGTCGCCAGCTAAGTCTACTTTTAAATCTAGAGCGTCTTGAGTATCGTCCGAAATTGGTTTATCAGCATCTGAAGTATTATCAACACTGCCAAGGCCTATATCATTTGGAGAAACATAGTCCGTAACTTGAAGCCAATTACCCGGATAAGCTGGAGGTGCATAACCAGCAGCTCCAATTGATGCAATCATTCTGAACGAAGCACCATTATACATTACACCGTCGCCAACTGTGTAAGTTGTGCCGTTGTTATAATCGCCTGTCCAATTTACATTTATAATTAAATTTAAAGCACTGTCAATGTCAGCGTGGGTGTTTGTACCAATATTACTTAATAAGGTGTGATCTGTAATACCTTGAGAAACTTCAACGTAAACCGAGCCAGACCATCTATAAATTTTATTTGTATCTAAAGCTAAGTATATAATACCAGCTTCCCCAGTTGGAGGAAACGCTGCTAAATTAACAAACTCTAAAACATCATCAACATAGCTTGGTAGATAAGTGGAATCTATCTTAGATGACGCATTGAGTGGAGCAACCCCACTGGCTGCACCTTTTTCCGTTGAGTCAATCTTTAAATCTAGCGCATCCTGAGTGTCATCGCTTATAGGTTTATCAGCGTCGCTAGTATTGTCTACATTTCCAAGACCAATATCAGCCTTGTCTAAAACTACAACTCCAGTCTCTGTGTTTACTGAAGTAACCTCAGAAGGAGAAATTAGAACATAAGCTCCAGAACTCCATTTATAAATCTTTTTTGTGTCTAAAGCTAAGTAAACAGTGCTAGACTGACCTATTGGGGGGAATGCTGCTAAATTAGCGTACTCAACAATTCCTCCGCTCCCGCCTCCAGATACTGAAACATAGCCAAGTCGTATTGCTGTATGTGCCATAATTAATGCCTCTGCTTAGCAGCGTAAAATATTCTTGTAACGTCTATAGATCCAGCTGAAACTGCAATCTTAACTCGGGCATATAAAGCTCCAGAACCAGCCACATCCCAAATGTGTGACCCAGCAGGATCTGAAATAGCTTGTGTAGATTCAACAATGTCAGCGAAGTTTATGTTGTCAGAAGAAAACTGTAGGATAAAGCTCATGTTTGGAGCCACTCCATTGTCATAGTTTATCTGAATGGAAAATTCATTCTCTCTGTCATCTAAAGAAAACGCTGGAGAAAACCACTCTGCGTTAACTGTTTCTGTTCCATCCAGTATTTCTTTTAAACGTATGCTATCGAGTATAAAGCTCATTTATCCCCCTCTTTATTATCATTAGTAAGTTTTCTACCAAAGTACAATCCCGCACAGGCGTAGAAAAACTGTAAGGCGTTTTGAATATCAACGCCCTCTACAAGCTTGGCGGCTTTATTTATAAGTCCAAAGATAACTAATCCAGATGAAACGACGAGAAGAGTGAACGAAGCTGAAGGCTTTTGAGAAACGGGGTCACGCAAAACAGGAACTGCAATTCCTTTCTTAGTACACCATTCCATAAACTTTTGCTGAAACTCTTTTAGTCTATTCACCGCTTACCTTTTTTCCAGTCTTCAAAAGAATAGGCTTTTGCATAAACCACTGTGTAATCGTCGTACAGCACTGGGATAGTTCTTAGATAACTTCGATATGCTCTGTACTCTTTTTTTTCTTCTGTAGTAAGAGCACAATCAGCAAGTTGCGTCCAGTCTGTAATTTGTAAAAGCTCACTTCTTTTTTTTCTAAGAATCTTCCAAACTTCTGCAACAGAGTTGGAAGTTACTTCTTCAATCTTAAGCTCAATTCCTTCCGTAAGCTTAAAAAAACGAACAATTTCTCCGTTAATAAGCTCTGTTTTTTCATCCACAACAAATCTTCTACTTTCTGGAGTGAGGTCTTTTTCTTCAACCCACTTGGAAATTCCATTCCAATGTCCAAAAGCTAAATGATAGTCTCGATAAAGCTGAGCTAATTCAGAGCTTTCAAACTCGTGTACTTGCTCAATGTCACCTTGGCGAACAATAAGCTTGTACATTACTTAACTATGCGATCTCTCGCAGCTTGTCTTTCGGCTTTAAACTCTGGAGAAAGTTCTTCTCCACGTTCAGCCGCTCTAATTACCATCCAATCAGTTGACGCAAGAAAAGCTTGTGCTTCTGCGTTAATTGCTTGCTGCGCAAGCTCCGCTGAGATGTCAAGAACTTCTACTTCATAGCTGCCCGGAATATGCATTTCCTGCATTTCCATTACAGCTGGAGAAAGCTCATTGCCTTCTTCGTCAAGAACTGCTGGAGAAAGCTCAACTTGTTGCTGAATTGTTTGAGCTGGTTCGCCAAAGCTTTTCATGCCTTCGTGGTGAGAAAGCCAAGCTTGAGCTTCTTCCATTGTTGGGAAAGAGGCTTGGTTAGTAAGTTGTCCACTTCTTTTTATTGATACTTGTATCATATTAATTTCCTTTACCGATATTGACTTTTGCAATTGATAAATAATTATAAGTACCTCCAGCTTCTAATGTAGTTGCAGTACCTCTTGTATGTCTAACTTGCATTGTCACAGTATCGCTTTTTAACAAATAAACAACGTCACTTAAATTTGTACCAGAACTTTCACTAATCGTAGGCATTACTTGTCTTTTAGTTGCAAATGTTATACCATTTTTTAAAAAATAAATATCAAAAATTTGCGATGCGGTCCAAGAAAAATTAGCAAATCCAATTGCGCCATTTATTTGATAGTAACCTGTTTCTGGAGCAGTAAATACCCCCGTGGATGTATTAAATGCTCCATGTGTATCAAAAGTTGTTCCACTATAGGTAATAGTTGTATTTGATGCAGAAGGAATGCTAGTTCCTGCTGAATTAAATGCTCTAGCACTAACTCTCTCAAGGTTCATTCCAGTCAATGCTGGATTCTTGCTTGCGTTTACATCAAGTCGAATAGGGTTTGGATTTGTTTGATCTGATCCAATAAATACATGTGTAGTATTTGATACTGATGATCTATACCCCGCATCTATGATTAATATTCCTGTGGTTTCTGAATAGTCCTTAATTAAAGCACCAACTTCAGTATTTGCACCCGATGTATAAAAATCTAAATTGGCTGGGGTAATTTTACCGACTGTATTGGTATAAGCTCCAATTTTAAATCCCTTGTGTCCCTTACCAATCTGTATCGCAATGGCACTCGGGTTCCCACTCGTACTCGCTGCGTTATAAGCTCTTGTGAAGATTTGAATACCATTTGCATTCATATCCGCTGGAGATTGACTTGGTGGAGTCGTTGTCTGCGTTCTTGTATTTGTATTCGGAGCATACGTAAACGTAATGTAAGTGCCTACAGGAGCGTTTGCCAGCGTCGTCAAGTTGTATAAACTTGAGGATGCGTATTGTAAGGATGCCGTATCTGTGCTGAATGTTTCTGGAGCTGTTAGGATTTGGTCGGAGAGAGCTGTTGCTGAAACTATAATTTTCTGGTTAGAAGAAGCGTTGTTTGCACTTCTTGCCCAAAAAGTATCACCAGCGTTTAATAATCCAGTCCATACTGCATTTTGGAAGTTATTAGCGGCTGGTGCGGTAGTATCAACAGCAACGTCGATTGAATTTATTACAACAACCCCAGTTACAGAAGCTGCTCCACTTGCTGAAGATGAGTAACTAATTGTAAAATTAGCAGGTTTTAATACAGTGTAAATACCAGTAGTTGTATTTACAGAATATACTCCAGAATCGACTGCTGAGAAAGACGTTAAACTTGTAACAATACTATTCGCAGTAATTGCTCCAGCTACATGTAAAGAACTCTGAGTCTTAGGCTGTGGCACGTTAACAAACGGAGTTACATCCACACCAGTTACGTTAGGCTTGCCGACTTTGGAGATTGTGAATGTTGAGCGTGAAGGGTTTGCGGTGGCGTTTGCTGCACCAACTTGTGCTCTAATTATATCCCCGACGGCTAGATATCCCTGCCAAGAGCAGCTTGCATTTGCTCCAGCAATATCCATATATGTCAAAGCTAATCTTTCAGAAGCAGCAAGGGAAAACACTGCTGTACTTAGTGAGCTTGCGTTTTTTGTTATTCCCATATAAGCGTTAGATGCTGAATCAAACATATCGCTATAGCTAATGTTATAAATACCAGCACTTCTAACAGTAAAACTAGCTCCATTAGTAGCACTATCAGCATACTCAATATCTGTACCAATATTATCCCTGACATTGCTAAATCTACGAGTGAGCGTACCAGTAGACCCATATCCATTCGCTGTGTCAACTCTAACCGAGCTATCGCTTTCAGAAAACTGTGGCAGCGTGTTAGTAACACTAACCGCTATGTCTTGCTCTTGTAGAATAGCATTAAAAGAAATTGCTAAGTTTCCATTTGGATTTAAGCCAGCAACTACATAAATAGTATCTCCAATATTAACTGTGCCATCCCAAGAACCAGAGCCGCCATTTCCGCTAATATCAAAAGCAGACATAGGTCTTCCTGCAACTATAATTTGTGCATAAGTTGCAGAAGCAGTTACAAGATTTGCATTTACTGATAATATACCTTTTTTTGTCACAGTTAGCATTGTACCAGTAGCATCGTTAGTCACAGTAAAAGCATCGCCACGAATACTAGCTAAAGTATCGAACTTAACTCTTGTACCAGAATCTGCAGTTCCTCTTGAGCTAGAGCCTGTGAAGCGTAGCTCAGAAGTTGGGATAGTGATTTTTTGGTCTGAGGAAACTGAGATTTGCTTGAGGGAGCCTTGTTTAGTTACTACTAGAGATGAGTATGATGGACCTGCAGCAGCACCAAATGCACTATTACCGTGTAATCTAATTACATCACCTACAGCTAAATACACGGAAGTAGATACTGTATTTACTCCAGATGAACCTACATCAAATCCTGTAGGCAATTTACTTGCTGTATTAATAGATGAAAAGTCTGTGCTTAATTGTGTAGAATTTATTGAAAATCCCACACCTGCAACAGCACTTCCTAACTCTGCACTGTAGCTAAAATTATAAATACCAGCAGTTGCTGCTGTAAATGTTGCTCCAGATGTTGCATTGTCTGCATATATAATATCAGAACCAAGGCTATTTTGAATTGATCCACTGACTAATGTATGAATCCTTGTATTAGATGAAGAATAAGCTGGAGTAAATCCACCAATACGTAAATAGCTATCCCCTTCCTGCACCAACCCACTCTGCGTCAATGGAATGGTTTTCGTGGTTGTTTCCGTAGAAGTCCAACCAACA